AGTCCCCCGGCCATTCCCCCGGGGGAATGGTTTATTTGCGGATTTTAATCACGCGACCAAAACGACCTAATGTGACGTCGTTCACTTTATTGGTGTCAGCGAGCATGGTGGCTTTGGTATTTAGCGCATCTAACGAGTTTTCGTTGTTGATGAGACTCAGTGCTTCGGTCGGAGTAAAGTTGATTTTGTATAACTCAACCACGTTCCACTCATTATTTTCCGCCAAGTTAATGCCCTCATAGCGCAAGAACAGATCTTTCGGATTGGTGGTGAGCATTGCAATGATTTCAACTTGCCCGTATTTATACGCCACAGTATCGGTATTGGCGGCAATGTCTTTCAAAAATTCCAACGCGCCAAAAATTGGCTCTACGGAGTAATCCGTACCTTCGACCAATGACCCGATTTTTACTTCGCTTACATCTTGATGTGCTAATGTAATGCGGTCCCCAGCTTTAATCACTGCCGGCAATTTTTCGCCCGTGACGCTACCGCCCGGCACTGTTACGGGTTCACCGAGTAACAACAACGCCAGATTCGCCGCGCTAAATTCATGAAATTTAGCCGATACTTCGCCTGATTTGCCGATGATAATTTTGCGGACTTTTTGGCGGGAGCCTGAGTAAGATTCGGTATGCTCAAAACTTTCCACCGTTAATGAGATAGATAGTTCAGACACATCACCCACCCAGCGTTGCGCGCCGATATTGCCTGTCGCGTCACGCACGGCAAGATAGAGTTTCCCTTGGCCGTAAGAATACGTTTCAACGTGTGCCATTATTGTTCTCCTTGATTTTGATTTTCGGTTTCGCCGTCGGCGGGGGGCTGGTAAGACCCCCTCTCCTCAGGCAGATCTACGCGGCCGTGCCCACCCTGCCGTTGGCGATCTGCCCCTCGGTGGCCTCGGGAGCCCACGGATCGGCGATCTACGCGGCGGTCGCGGCGGGCGGGGGG